CAACAGGCACTCCTCTCCTCAATATACGGATCTCACCTGCTGAAAGAATGGGATCATTAACATTCGGGCCACAGACTTCAGGCTCAACAAAAGCTGCATAAACACTAACAGTAAGCGTTTGCACAACATCAGTAACAGCCTTAAGTGGAGCCATAACGTTAATGGCTACTTCAGAAAGTGCAGAAGCAAGAGTCGTCTCCATAATTTGAGCATCATACCAAGATTCCGGAGAATTCCAAGGAATGACAATCTCAATAGAAGAACCAGGCATAGCACTCAACATAACAGGTCTATTCATTGCTCGTTGTTCAAAGTAATTTGTACGACCTGCTGAGTAGCGAGAATCGTAAGTGTGACTCACCATCAGTGCCCCATAATGAAATGGAGTAGACTGAATACGGAAAGTAACCCTCACTGCTTTACAACGGAAATATGCATAGCGAGTTACAAGATTACCAATGAATTTCTGAGCAACAAGATCCTTTGGAAAATTAAGCGATGCAGTAACAGCAACACCATGCGCCATAGTACTATCCCAACCAAAATCCTTCAACTTGTAAGAGCGCGACAACAAAGTGTCAACGCCCTGAGAAGGCAAATAGTCAGTGATTGCGGAAACAAGGGTATGGCCCTGACCAGGTGTTACATGCATAGCAATATCCTCAAGATCATCATACTTGGTTAGGTTTTGAACGTTAGAAGAAACGTCCTCGTTTGGTTGTCTAATTGTTTGATCCCCAGCAACCTTTGGGGCGACATTAATATTATCGGCGATCTAAAAACCTCTATCCGACTACACAAGATCAATGTAGACGAAAGGCTAAAGGCTCGTAAGTTCAATTTGAACCGTAAAGTAACAATGTCCCGAGCTAGACAAAGCTGAGTGGTTAGACGGTACCACTAAACCGAGGGTTCTTTAAAGGCAGCCCCATTCCCTGCTTCATTCAAAGCTTGGAATGGAGTTCATCCCACTCATCCCGTCTCCAGGACGTGTACAATGAGTTGAATGAAAGTGAGACCGGAAGTACTCCTTGACGAATCAGCGCATCATTAATATGATCCTTGAAAGACTCGAAGAACTCACGACCGTGAAAGAACGATTCACGAACAGCACTGTCACAAACTTGATGAACAAGCGTTTCACGTGGCATACCATTCGCACGATACCAACGACAAGTCTCATACAACAATTCCTTAGGCAAAGCACCAACAAATTTCCCATCCATCACACGAGTATTACGTTTAATAAAGGACGCATCTTCAAACTTAATAAAAGGTTCGAGTTTAGCATACTTATCCGTAGCTGGTGTGGCAGAAAAACCCATTGTGCTCAGTTCATCAGCCATATCAATTTGATTGAAATCTCCTTGAACAGCACCGAAAATATCATCACCATAAACAGCCAAACGAACATACAAATCAAAGTCGGCAGGGTCATAATGAACGCCCTTACGCGCAAAAATACGTTCAACACCCAAACGATTAGACACAACATTACCGATACCATTAAAATCAGCAGTGTACGCGAAACCACTAGACATACCCCACATGAGCATCCACGTGAATCTCTTATATGCCATAACTGCATCAGTTTGACCGTGAGTAAGAGCCGCACGAGCCTTAACGAAGAGAGGATTGTAACCGAAATATTTGATATACCACATGTTCATGATATACAAAATTATAAAAAACAAAGCTTTCGGATAAAAACGATCCCAGCCTCGAAAATCCATTTCAATAAAAAGATCACTGAAATTAACCA